TTCCATAGAAAAAGATGAAATCTCATCCTCTTTAACTCAAATAGCAGAACAAGAATACTCAGAACCCAAACCCAAGAAAAGAGAGTATAAAGAATATACGAAGAATGAATCTCTCAATAAAATCTTGAACGAAACGGCTGGTGGTATTCCACAAGGTGATTCTGAATATCCAACGATGGGTGGTGGGACTTATACATCCGATAGAGTACATGAATTGATGGGTGGAAATCCAATGACGGCAAATACAGAGCAAGGTAAAGAAAAAAGAAGACAAGTTGGAGCGGTTGAATCGTTAAAGGCACAAGGTGTAAGTTCTGAACAAGTAGGTGACGATGTTGTAAATGCACTCACAAGAGATTATAGTGGTTTGATGAAAGCAATAAATAAAAAGAAAGATGGTCATTATCGTCCATAGGAGAAATTAGTTGTCAAGTGTATTAGAAAAAGATTTAGACCCTAATGTAAAAATAGGTGTACCATTACCAATGGATCATTCTGATGGTAGTGGTTTTTTTCCTGGTACATCCACGACACTCACACAGACAAGTAGTAATATTAGAAATTTACTCTTGACAAATAAAGGTGAGAGGGTTGGACAGCCTGAATTTGGATGTGGTTTATTGCAAGTATTGTTTGAACCAATGTCTGATTCACTAATTGATGGGGTAGAGTCTACAATTGAAGAAGCCATGGCACAATGGTTACCTCATGTGATTGTGAAAGAATTAAAGGTGGGACCTGATAAAGACGAACCACATAAATTAATTATAGAAATAGAATTCTCATTGACGATAAGACCTGAAGCACATGAAAGTCTTACATTAGATTTTCTAATCGGAGAGTAGGAGAACATAAATGCCACAAAAAGAAATAAGATATTTAAATAAAGATTTTGACGCTTTCAAATCAAATCTTATAGAGTTTGCAAAACAATATTATCCAAATACATACAATGATTTTAATGAATCATCACCTGGTATGATGTTTATTGAAATGGCATCTTATGTAGGTGATGTGCTATCTTATTATGTTGATTCTCAATTTAAAGAACAATTATTAGCCTACTCAACAGACCAACAAAATCTTTATGAGATGGCACAATCATTCGGATACAAACCTAAATTAGCTACTGCTTCACAAGGTGTTGTAGATATATTTCAGATAGTTCCAGCACAAGGAAGTGGTGAGAGTAATAGACCTAATTATTCTTATGCACTACAAGTTAATGAAGGTAGTACTCTTGAATCAACTACTGGTGTGACATTCCGTGTTCGTGAAAATGTGAACTTTTCATACTCAAGTTCTTTTGACCCTACTACGGTGACCACTTATGAAGTAGATAGTGGTAATGAAGTAACTTATTATTTATTGAAAAAATCTGTAAGAGTTGTAAGTGGAAATATTTCTGAAGAGCAAATTGTATTTGGAGGAGCAGAAAAATATCCAAGAGGTCTATTAGGACAAACTAATGTGTTAGAAATAATTTCTTGTACGGATAGTGATGGTAATACATGGAAAGAAGTACCTTTCTTGGCACAAGACACAGTATTTGATTCTGTAAGAAACACAGAAGCAAATGATCCTGAGTTATCACAATATAGTGATGAAGCTCCATACATTTTAAAACTTCTAAAAACACCAAGAAGATTTGTAACATTTACTCGTGGTGATGGTAGAACAGAAATGAGATTTGGTAGTGGTATAAGTGACAATCCTGATGAAGAAATAATTCCAAATCCGAATAATGTTGGTTCTGCTTTACCAGGTAGTCCTACATACTTAGATACCTACTTCGACCCAAGTAACTTTTTGAACACAAAGGCTTATGGTCAAGCCCCAGCCAATACAACATTGACAATAAAATACTCGTATGGTGGTGGTTTATCAGATAATGTTCCAAGTGACACGATAACTACCTTGTCTGATTTTCAATATACTATAAATACAACAGGTCTAAGTAGTGGTGTATTAGATACAGTCGTAGAATCACTTGGTGTTACAAATCCACAGCCAACTACTGGAGCAAAGGGTGGTGAAAGTATTAAAGAGTTAAAAGAAAACGCATTAGCCTTTTTTCAATCACAAGGAAGAGCAGTTACCAAAGAAGATTATATTACAAGAGTGTATTCACTTCCACCAAAATTTGGAGCTGTAGCAAAAGCATACATTGTACAAGATGAACAATTAAATTTACCAGCATTTCAAAAAGAGGTTTCTACAAACATTTTTGTTGACCAAAGATTTAACGATGTTAAGGCACAAGATGTTGGAAGTAGTAATAGATTACCAAATCCAAATGCGTTGAATTTATATTGTTTAGGATATAATGGTTCTAAACAAATGACACAATTAAGTATAGCAACTAAGGAAAACATTAAAACACATCTTTCTCAATATCGTCTTCTTACAGATGCCGTGAATATAAAAAATGCATTTGTAATTAATGTCGGTGTGAAATTTAATTTTATAGCAAGAGCTGGATATAATAAGGAAGAAGTTACACTTCGTTGTATTGAGAGGGTTAAACAATTTTTCAACATCGATAGGTGGCAAATAAATCAACCTATTATAATACAAGAATTAGCTTATGAGCTGTCTATCGTAGATGGTGTTGGGGCGATTGTTCCACCAACACAAGATAATCCAAAAAATTTACAAGTTCTAATTACGAACAAGTTTTCGCGTTCAGATGGTTACTCAGGTAATATTTACGATATAAACTATGCAACCAAAGATGGTATAGTTTACCCATCACTCGACCCAAGTATTTTTGAATTAAAATATCCAAATACTGATATTGAAGGTCGGGCTATTGGTGACTCTACTGGTAATCAATTATAGGAGAGGTAAATGCATTATTTTGAATACGCTGAAAAAGATTCTGTACTCTACTCAAGAAGTGGAAGTCAGAACACAGGTATTGATGAAATTTTAGAAGTAGTAAAAGATGTTAGTGCAGCTGGAGTAGTTCAAGGTGTCAGTAGAGCATTAATCAAATTTGATACAACATATATATCATCCTCAATATCAAGTGGATTGATTCCCTCAAGTTCTTATACAAAATTTTATTTAAATTTATTTGATGCTAATTCTCGTGGTCTTAATGTAAATCAAGAATTATATGCTCATCCTATAAGTCAATCTTGGGATATGGGATATGGAAAAGAAGATAATAATCCTATTATTACTGATGGTTGTAGTTGGAATTTCAAAGATAATGGTACTGATAAAACTCAATGGAGTAGTTTGATGACTGGTTCAGGAGGAACTTGGTATGAACAATACAGAGCTTCTCAATCATTTAATAACGAACCAAGTGATGTAAGGATGGATGTCACAAGTATTGTTTGGAATTGGTTACATGGTGATGTACCAAATGAAGGATTCATGATTAAGAGAAGTGGTAGTATTGGTAATACTGATGCAACTCTTGACGAGGGTAGTTCAACACCAATGGGAACATTCTCATTTTTTAGTCGTGAGACACATACGATTTATCAACCAAAGTTAGAAGCCGTTTGGGATGATTCAGTTTGGACTACTGGTTCATTAGAAGCTTTAACAAACATAGAATTAGAAGATGCAAGATTGTATCCAAGAAGTCAACGAGATTCTTACAGAGAAGGTTCAAAAGTAAAGTTTAGAATAGTCGGTAGACCATTATATCCTGAAAAAACTTTCTCAGCTACAGCAGGATATTCAACTGGTTATAATACTGCTAAGTATTTACCAAGTGGAAGTACATATTACCAAGTTGTAGATGCTTATACCGATGATGTTGTCATTCCTTATGGAAGTGGTTCAATAGTGAGTTGTGATTCGACTGGAAACTTTTTTAATTTAGATATGAAAACATTATTAGCAGATAGATTTTATAGAGTTGAGTATAAAGTTGTAAGTGGTAGTGGAACAACTGATGAAACCATTCAGTACTTCACATACCTACCATCATTCAAAGTAGTAAAATAAAGGAAAAGAAATGCCGTTTATAATAACAGAACCATGTGTAGGAACTTGTGACACAGCATGTGTTGATGTATGTCCTGTAGATTGTATTCACGGCCCATACGACACAGAGGGTAGAGGTGAAGAAGCGAAGGCTGATGGGTTTGTCCCAAAGGAAACTGATTCACTTTATATCGATCCTGAAGAATGTATTGATTGTATGGCATGTGAGCCTGAATGTCCTGTAGAAGCAATATTTGAAGAAAGTGAGGTTCCGGCCGAATGGGAAAAGTACATTAAATTAAATTATGATTTTTTTGGTAGGGAGATGGACTAATGCCTTTAACAGTAGAAGAACTTCAAAAAAGTGAATACTATCAAAAATTAAAAGAACAAGATAGAACACAGTATCTAAATGAATTAGAACAGAAACGAAAGTTGAGTGGTGGTGGAGTAATTGTAACGGAAGATGGTAATCAGATTATAAATGAAGATACTGCACCATTGAGAAATGATGCTGGTTTTTTTATAGCCGTTGAGAATCCATATGAACAAAATATGAATCTAAAAGATCCAGACCAACTTATTAAAATAGAAGCCAAGACAACAACATATGTTTATGATCCTTATTGGAACCAAGTACTTGATAGAGAATTTAAAGAATTATGAGAATACAATCTGATTTATTACAGGAAGATTATCAGGAGTTAAAAAAAGAATCCAAAGAAGTATTAGGACTTGATGGAGAACTCTATCCACCTTTTGGTGCATCTCAAGATTATGTTGAATATCAAATATATGATATCAATGATAATTTTAAAGAAAGAAAAAAATCTTTCAATTATACTATTGAAGATGGTAAAATAGTATTAAATATTGGTCAAGATTTAAGGGACGCTGGTTACAATCGTGGAAGTTATAAAGTAAGATACTATTTTATCAGACCAAAAGCTGGTGATGCAGATGAAGTGGTTTTGACAAAAACTGTAGATGGTAATGCTGGTATAATTCATAGTGGAAATCCTGAATTGACAGGTGTACCAATGGGTGATTTTTACTTGGATGATGATGGACAGGCTTTTATTGGATTAGTACCACCTACGGATGGTGACCCACAACCACTTGATATTAAAGAATTCAAATATAAAATAGAATCAATATCAGGTGATAGAACTGAGGTGAGAATAATACCTCAGATTATAAACAATGAAAAATATAATGATAATTTTAGAAATTTAGCAGTAGATACAAATACCTATAGGTCTATCAAAACCACACAACCAACTAACGCTCAAATTCAAGCAGCCATACAAGAAGCCATGATGAATGGACAAGACCCACAAGATGTTTTGGCAAATTTAGAGGGTGATACTGGTGGGGAAGTTAGTTTTACAGGACCCGATAGTAGTAGGGTTGAATTTAATTCAAGAATTGAAAATGTTGATGGTGGTTTCACCCAAACCATGAGAAGGGGTAAACTTGTAGTCAAAGATGCTTATGTCGTAGATTATACATCTCAACCTGATGTGAAGGAAAATTCATCATTTGATGTCGAACAGCCCATACCTGAATTATATATTGAAATTGTAAAAACAGCAGGTACAAGAATTGTTGATTTTCAATTGAAAACAAAAGATGGTGGTATTTTTAATCCAAACATAAATGCTGTTCAATTCTATTGGGAGTTTGGATGTGGTCACAAACAAGAGGCCTCAACGAATTCTAACGCATCACATGAGTATGATATAGATGGAAATTATACTCCGTCAGTTTATGTGTTTACACCAAATTTTTCAGAGGAGATAAGTGAACTTAGAACTCCTACTGGTAGAGTGGTTGGTATATTAGATTCAACACCATCTGAATTACCACCTGATGCTTCAGAGAACACTCAAGAGTCACAGGACACGAGTGAAGAACCATTACCAATATTAGAAAGTGCCTACGATGGTAAGATTATTAAATGGAATGGTGAAGGTAGTCCTGCTCCGTTTTATTCAACAGGACCTAATAGAGCTAGTATGAGTACTCGTTGGTGGGTTCAAAATGGACACACAAGAGCGATTCAAGGTGGGACGAATGGTACAATAATACCATTGAGAGCTCTTACAGGAATTGAGTCCTCAGATGATATACCAGTTCCATTACAACAAATAAATGATTTGAGACTCGGGCCTAATTTAGATAGTACACGAATGGGTAACCCATTAGAAAATGAAATTCAACGAACAATTGAAATCGATTGGAGAGTTACTGGTAATCCTGATGATTTTCAGACCAATCGAAACGCAAGAGAAGTAGAAGCGGCATTACCCAATACATTCGAAGTTCGTATTTCAGGCAATGTTACAATTGAATCACAAGGAGCTCAATATGGCCCACCCGATTTCAATACAGAAGCATTAGAATTTCCAGAGATGATGGTTTACACTCAGATAAGTAGCAATACAACTCCTTTCGAAACACCTCAATATGATGGTAGTGAGGCAATAACAATGAGATTTGAAGAAGGTCAAGATGTAGTATTGACATTTCCATCTTCAGTAACACTCGGAAGTCAATCCATAACTTTAGCACAAATGGATATGAGTTATGGTCAGACCAACTCTTCAGCTAGAACAGCAACATTTACAGTAAACAACGATAAAGAGATAACATTAGATTATGGCATCGAACCGTAAAATATATTGGGGATTAAGGGATGAGAGTGAAATCCCAAAGATGGCTGCCTGTGGTAGTGGAACAGACCCAGCTGGCGGAGGTGGTGCTGGTTCAGGTGGAAGTGGTGGAAGTGGAAGACCAAAACCTGAAAAACCAAAAGGTCTTGGAAAGTTTCCAAGTCTTGGTGATTTACTCGGAAAATTAAAAGATTTAGCTCCGTTATTGGCACTTGGAGCATTAGGAGCTGCTGTAATTGGTGGTGCTATAGTATTCTTAAGAAAGAACAGAGATACAACACCTGAACAACAGGCAGCTGGTGACTTTGGGTTAGATTTAGTTCCACCAAATAGAGTAGCAGGAAAGACAGCAGCAGAAATAGCCGCTACTGAAGTACCTGAGTTTGATGGTCAACAAATAATTGACGATGAGGGTAACTTATTAGTTTGGAAGGAACCACCTGGTGTATGGATTAATTTTGGGCCAGAAGAAACATTACTCTCCCCTACCAATCAAACAAGGGAAGTCCCAATTTACGCAGATTTTGAATCTGAAATCGTTGAGGTACATAATGAAGACGCAGTAACCGTTAGAAAGACTTGGAGTCAAGGTGCTACTGAAGCCAATCACATCGGGCCAACACAAGTAAATTTAGAAACAAAATTTAATAATTGGTATGTAGAATGGGGAGCCCCACAAAACTTACATACATTTCTTAGGATAGGTGAAAGTGGTCGTGCTTTAATAGTAAATCGTAAGGAAGATTTAGTTGCTTATCCTGAGTATCCTTATGGAGTTACTTACAAACTATACCAACCTTTATCACCTGATGTTGAACCCGGTAATATGGTATATGTTACTACGGAGATGTCATCACCTTATGAGGAAAATGTAAAGTTATTAGATTTCGTTGATGAATCCATCGAAGATGTTGTTCTCAGAAATCCAAAATGGGATACTTCAGATAATACACATAATTATTTTCGTGAACGAGATACAAATTTTAAAACATATAATGAATTGGTCACATCGAATGGCACTCTTTCAGAGATTATAGAAAATGAACTTGTTAGTGGTAGTTTTCTTGATAGTGTGGAATTGGATGGTATAGAATATAATAACTTTGATAATTTTGTTAGGTTTAGTTCCGTTGAAGATAGGATTGTAAATTTCAAAAGAAAATTACAAAAGATTGAACTTTTTCAAAGTCAAAGTGATAATTTAAGTGGTGTCGGTGGAACTCCAACTACAACATACACATCATCCTTACAAAAGGATATAAGAAAGATTAAGAATGAGTTTACACCATTTGAAAGGTATATGTACTTTGATTCATCAAGTTACTCAAGTGGTTCATTTGGGATAGAACACGATAATTCATGGCCGAAGAAAAGTGGAACTGGTACATTACTTGACCCATATGTTTTATATTCGGTTTCCGAATCTGTAGCTGTAAATTGGTATGATAGACAAATAATAAGTTCATCCGATTACGATAGAGATAATAGAGATAGATTATTGAGTAACATCCCAGCTCATATCCGTGATGATGAACAAAATGAAACATTCTCTACTTTTATTAATATGTCAGCCGAACACTTTGATAATATATGGTCATACATTCACGAAATTTCTAAAGTTTATAATAGAAGGGATGGACTCGAAGTTGGTTTATCGAGAGATTTAATTTATCATGTAGGTAGGTCTTTTGGGTTTTATTTGAATGATGGTCAAGATTTAGTAAGCTTACCTGAATATATTATTGGGGCACAAATTACTGGTTCCGATTCTACATATTCGATAGCTTCAACCACACCTCAAAGGGATATATCAAGAGAGATTTGGAAAAGAATACTTAACAACATGCCTTTCTTCTTAAAGACTCGTGGTACAGTTAGGTCTTTTAAAGGTCTGATAAATTGTTATGGAATACCGAGTTCAATTTTAAGAGTAAGGGAGTATGGAGGCCCGAACCCAAATAAAGGTAAACCATCGTTTCAAATAACAAGAAAGTTTACCAAGGCATTAGAATTAAAATCAGGTCAATATGTAGAGACCACTTGGGCCAACGATACAAAGAGTGGAAGAAAACCTGATACCGTTGAGATGAGATTTAGAGCAGCAAGTGGTAGCAATCAGACTTTGTGGCAAGCTGGAACTGATGTAGCCTTACGATTAGTTGATAATGGTTCTGCAGATGATTATGGAACAGTACAATTTTTCTTAGAGGGTGGAGCAAATCCTGATTTCACATTATCTTCTACTTCATTACCAATATACGATGGAGAGTTCTACTCTGTAATGTTAACAAGAATGAGTGCCAGTATTGGAGATGGTGGAAAACACTTTAGTGGTAGTTCTGCGGGACAATTAACAGCCGATACCACATCACAAAATATTTTATATAATCTTCATGTTGGAAGATATGATTCAGGTTTACAAAGAACGATTTATAAATCATGGACAAGTGGTAGTACATCTACAACAAGTGTAAATTCAGCATATGTTGGAAATGAAACTGCTTATATAGGTGGTAAACCAAGTAATGATTTTGGTAATCAACTTAGTGGTAGTATTATGGAATTTCGTTATTGGAATACTGCACTTAATAGTGGTTCATTTGACAATCATGTTGGAGCACCAAAGGCATTTGATGGTAATCACGCGTCAGCATCATTTGAAGACTTGGTATTGAGATATAGTTTCGATGATAATAAAAATCTTGATTCATCAACAAGTATTCGAGATACAAGTGCAGACCAATCTTATACAGCAGAGGGAACTGCTAATGGATACACAAGTGGCAATCGTCCCCATTTTAGAAACATAGTAGACCAACAAAAGGCAAAAGTTCCAAACTTAGGCCCAAATGTAAGGGTAGAGAATAAAGTTAGGGTCGAAGAAAATAAATTAATGAGTGGTCTATCAGTCGATGAACGCTCAGAGGTAAGTGCTTATGATTTAGCACCATTAGATAGTAATAGACTTGGTGTTTATTTTTCACCAAGTGATGTTATTACCGAAGATGTAATCTTGAGTGTAGCTGATTTAGATTATGATGATTTTATCGGTGACCCAAGAGACAAATATAAAAGAAGGTATAGACAACTTGAAAATGTAGCCACCACATATTGGCAAAAGTATAAAACACCAAATAGTTTTTGGGATTATATTAGACTAATCAGATATTATGATACAAGTTTATTTGACCAATTAAGAAAGATGATTCCAGCCAGAGCTAATGCTTCTGTTGGATTGTTGATAGAACCAAATATTTTAGAAAGAAGAAAAGAAGTAATTGGTGCACCACCTGTAAAGGAACCATTGAATGTAAGGGGTACATTAAATGCTTCTATGGGAAGAGTAACGAGTGGTTCAATTAAACCAATGAGTGCATCCATTGATGTTGATGCACAAATATCACAGAGTGGAAAGTATTTGACATACTCATCTTCTATAGATGTAGATGCACAACTTTCACAAAGTGGTATATATTTGACATATACTGGTTCAATATCAGAAGATATTTTTAGAACACCAGCAACTTATGTCCTTTCCTCTTCATTTAATGGATGGGGTGGTGGAGAAGAAAAATATGGTAATGTTCAATTTACCATCGGAGGACCTGAGCATGTATTTAGTGAAGTACTTCAACCGAATATAAGTGGTTCAAGAACTTCAGAACATAACTATGAAAGAAGATTTTTCTACACAACACAGGCAAGTGCTTCTGTAGATAATTTTTATTCTTCCTCATTGGTTAGAAGTGATAAGCAAAGTTTATTTCAAGATAATCAAATGTTTCGTTTAACCATACTTGGTTCATTACAAACTAAGAAAACGACATTAGATAAATTAGATCCTGTCACCGTAGTGTTGACATCACCCACTACTTTAATAACAAAAGATACTGGTGAATCTAAACTTGATGTATTATAGTGAAAAATTTGATTTGAGTATATTTATAACTAAGAAAAGTTTTAATCTTTAATTTAATAAAATCCAAACTACTCAAATCCTAAAGGAGAACATTTATGGGATTTTTAAACAATACCACAATCACGGTAGATGCAATACTTACGAAAAGAGGTCGTGAGTTATTAGCTCGTGGTAACAATGAATTTCAAGTTACGAAATTCGCATTAGCAGATGATGAGGTCGACTATCGTCTGTGGGATACCTCACATCCCAATGGAACAAATTTTTATGGGGCTGTTATTGAGAACATGCCTCTATTAGAACCCGTACCTGATGAAACACAAGCTCTTAAGTACAAGTTGATTTCCTTACCAAAGGAAACTTCTCGTCTTCCAATATTGGATATAGCAGTTCCTTCATTAACTTTCCAACAAGGTGGTGGAAATGGTGATTTGGTAAGTCCAGGTACATTGAATTCAACTGATGCTGATTTAGGATATACATTCCTTGTCCATGATACAAATGTCGCTCGACTACAAGTTGGTCAAGCAGCACCTGGACAGACAGCACCATTAGTACCAGTTAATTTGAGTAGTGAGGAAATTACAAATTCTCAAAGTGTAGTTGGTTTGACAGCAAGAGTATTACCTCAAACCTTTACCACACCTAATCAGAAGACAACTCAATTGACTATTGTGGGTAATCAGACTGGAGCTACATCAACCATCACCGTAACCGTGAATAAAACCGTACTTGGAAGTCCAGGTAGTGGTGGTTCATCTTAATTGTTAGGAGTTAGAAAATGGCATTAGCAGGAGCATATAAATTATTTGACCAAGAGAACGATGTTGTCAAGAACATCAAAGCCACAATATCAAGTGGTATTTGGAGTAGTGGAGCGAATACACTTACCGCTGGTATGTATTTTACACAATCTGCACAAAGTTCTTCTACTGGTAACTACTTTTTTGATGTATACAAAACAAGTCCAGCAACAGACACCGAAGCTGAAATACAATTTAGTTTGGCATACGGACACCTACATGGTAGTGGTTCTTTAGGAACAGTCGGAGCGGCAACTGGTAACAGAGCATCTGCAGCCATTCACGCACAAGTTGTTAACTTAGTTCTTCCACCTAACACAGATAGATTTACTTACGCTAACTCTACTACATCTAAACACTTTTTTGTCGTATCTCTGAAACGAGCTCGTATGAGAGAAAAGATGGATCCGGGTAATTGGGAATTACATCTAAGTGGTAGTAGCAAAAAAGTTGGTGACAATATCAGACTAATTGATGATAGTGGAGCAACAACTAATCCTACAAGTGGTATTGGTGGACGAGTATTTAATGTTGTTACTGGTTCTATATCTACTGGAACTGCAGTCATCAACACAGCAGCCGCATCAAATCCTGGTGGTGGTTATGGATTATTCTATCCTGATTTAGGATTGATAGTTCTAAACGCTGATGTAGTAAATGCTTCAGCCTCCATTAGTGTGACCGAGACTTCAAATGTAATTAACTCTAACACATTAGAGTTCTTCAAGAGTGTAAAGGGTGGAGCTTATTTTCAAGCTCGTAGAGAAGAAAAACTTTCATCAACTCATTACTTCGTAAGAGCTGGTAACAAAGAGTTTAACTTTAGTAACAATCCAACATTCTTTACATCATCTACTGGTGATTTTACTCAACCTACTTTCTTTAAAGACCCAAAGGTTTATATAACAACCGTTGGTTTGTATAACGATAGTAATGAGTTATTAGCAGTAGCCAAGTTAAGTCAACCTGTATTGAAATCCTACTCTCGTGAGGCATTAATTAAAGTTAAACTTGATTTCTAAAACATAGGGGAGTGGAATGTTATTAAGAGATGTCCACCCACAAGATGTTTCCATAGAGCCATTTAAAACCTTTAAAAAATTCACTTTCACAAATACTGATAGTGGAAGTGGAGTATTCGCTCTTAAGGCAAATAGTGGGAGTTTACATAATTTCCAAACTGGTTCTGCTTTATCTCAAAGTATTGGTACATATAACGCCTTATCTGAAAGTTTGGGTAAACCTAAATCTACATGGTATAGTAATGGAACCTTCTATAATCTTCCTGTTTACTACACATTAAATCATTCATATTATGAACATTATTCAGGTAAATCTAAGTTACCCAAAGGTAGAAAAAAAGTTGAACCATTTTTATCATACGGCCCATCTAATCCAAACAAAAATTTCAGACATTTAAATGCAAGTGCATCATTGATAAACCTACCACAACAATTAATAGGTGAGGGTATTAAACCAAATAGTGTAAGGATTTTGGATAACATTAGTGATGTCACCACAGATATAAGAGACGATGGTGATGGTAATTTGTATGATTTCAATTACTCAGCAAGTTATGCACTTCATAAAGCTAGTTCATTTAAAACTTTTTATTCTTCATCGGTAGTTGGTTACGATAGTTCAAGTGTAGTTCTTGGGAATGTATTTTACAAACAAGGTATGATTGTGATGACGAGTACTGGTTCAAAGTATTTAAATGCTTTTACTGGTGATATGGATAACGCATTCACATTAAATTATCGTTCAACACATACAATTTATCAACATGAATATAGAGTAATATCACCAGCCGGTAAACATAACTCTTCTGTAAATCCAAGTGCAACACTCGGTAGAAGTGGAAGTTTCTCCGTAGGTGTAGGGAAAACTGGTGATTATACTTTCTTTCCACCAGGCGATAACCCAAGTGGTGGATATAATTCTACAGGTTCTTTCAAATCTTTTTACGAAGGTACACAACATTATGAGAATTTTGTTACACATAGTGACTTTCGACCTTACATCACCACCATTGGTCTTTACAATGACGCTGGTGAACTCCTCGTGGTGGGACGCACATCACATCCAATCAAAAATGATGACAAAATGGACATGAGTTTTGTTGTTAGATTTGATGTTTAGTCAATATATATTATATTTATTATAACGAAATAAAGTCTACAGCCTGTTTGTCCGAAGAGGTTACACCACATATTAAACAATTAAAATAGGAGCTCGTTTAATGCGAAAGTTTCTTATGACTTTAATGGTTTTTGTGAGTTTGATACAAGCACAAACTCCAATCATTAGAGTTATGCAAAGTAGAGAATATAAGACTCCATCAACATGGTGGAGAGAACCCTTGACTTTTAATTTAAGGGGATATTTGGCCGATGATACAACTGGTATGTCGACCTCAAATACTGCTTCAGGTGTTGCACTTTACAACAACAATTTCGATACTTGGAGAGATTCAGTAATGACATTAGCCATCACAATAGATGATGATGGTGCAGATGTTACTGCATTTAGAATAGATTTAGTTTTTGATAATGATTTAATAACTTGGTCACATGATTCAACGAGAGTTGAGAAGGGTACATATCTTGGTGGATTCACAGAAGGAGATAGTTCTTTTGGAGCTGATTATTCCTATGAAGTTGTTCACTACGAAGATGTCGGTTATAGAGATTCTTTAGCTAATGCCGATAGTGAAATATCAGTTGAAGATGAGAGATACGATTGGTTACGAGTTACGATGGTCTCACATAACGGTAATGAGATGACATTTGGTAACGGAGCTGGTACTCAGACTGAGTTGGTAAAATTTCACTTCAAGATTGATGATGTACCTGATGACTTCGCACCTCGTTCATTTAGAGTACCTACCCTATATAGTGGACAAACGGGATATTATACCTATGTAACAGATGGTTTCTACGCTACGGATTACAAACTTTATATTGACGGCAATGTTGGAACTCACGGCAACGGAGTTGGAAATGGACGAGGTGACATCTCTTTACATCCTAAATTATTAGATGTTGAAGGATACTTTAGATATCCACAAAGGAATGGTATAACTGATGACAAGACATATCCTTATTGGAAAATAAAATTTGAATTAGACCAAAGTAATCCTCAAGATTTTGTTAGTTGGTACAACATAGAAGATATAGACACCACTACGAGTCTAACTGATGAAAGTCTTAACGATGATGTCATTGGTGATTCAGAAAGCACATATTGGTTTGGAAATCTTGGGACTGGTAATAGTGGATACGGAACCTTACCAGGTGAGGGATATTTGAATGTTAGTTATTACGATTCTACATTTGTGGATGACAGAGGATACTTCAATATAAAACTTCCAAGAAATAATTACTACAGAATGTCGTTCTTTCCACCTGATAGTGCTGATGACATCGGTGACCACAATCAGTTGGAGTTAGATAGATATGGGATTACAAATATAAATGATGCAATAGCTTCTTTTAATTTCCAAAGTAACAAATATAAATCTATATTAGGAGTAGATACACTATCTGCAGTAAGTTATTTTATCGGTGATGTGGACGGAGATGATTTGTATCAACTGAATGATTCGTACATCCTATGGGCTTATGTATCACAGATATTAGATAACTACACACATTTAAATGGTAACTCCTACGAGGATTGGTCTACTATAGAAGTATTTAGAGAAGATAATGAACCATTTGATTATGAGTATTATCAAGATTGGGGTAATCAAAAGTATGAGTTTAGCGTTTTTTGGGACAAGAATTTCAACCAAGATACCACATTGACTTTTGGACTGATTGAAGTAACAAATCCTTTGATGAACACCATACAGACTGGATTGGATACATTATCATTTGTATTATATAATGGTAGTTCAGCTTGGATGAGTGAGGTCAATCCTGATACTACATTGGATAGTATCCTTTACTTTTTTACTGGTGATGTAAATGCGAGTGGAACAAAAGTTAAAGAAGCCGGATTTCGTGCAACAAGTGATACTGATGTTGTGGCACCACAGAATCAGGATGGATATATCGATGTCAATGGAACCACATATTATAGATGGGGTGAAGGTGACCCACCAGCACAATGGCTGGCAAGGATAGCACAAGAAAACTACGATGTTACATTATCATTACCTCGTGACTCAACTGTAAGAGTACAATCGGGTAATGAAATAGTAGTACCCTTGACAATCACTCCGAAATTTGGTAATAAGATAGCTGGATTTGAATTTGAAATAAAATTCAATGAAAAAGAATTAAAGTTTATTGATATGAAAACTGATGTACTACCAGGACCTTGGTTTACTTATGTGAATGTTCATGAACCAGTAGGTGATTGGAGAAAGGTAAGTTTTGGTGGAATGGATTACTCTCCAACAAATGCACCTGAAAGATATTATATCACATCCGCAATCAATGGTATTGAGTTAATATTTGAAGCTGAATTTCCTGACGCTGAATGGACATCAGCACCTATAGAATTTGTAGGTAAACATGCAGCTGGAAATCCAAGTGGAGATGATTTATTATTAGAAAGACAAGATGGTGAAGTCTTGGTTTGGAACAAATATTGGGCATTTGGTGGTGGAGAACCTGAGGATGACGACATAGCATATAATTATCCAAATCCATTTACCAATACAACTACATTTCAATTCTTCATGGATAAACAAGAAAATGCTAAGATTTATATTTTAAATTCTAATGGTCAGTACATCGGAACCCTATTGGATGAGGTCGTAGATAAAGGAATACACACTTTTAGTTTTGATAATAAACCAGGTTCATGGTTACCTGAAGTGAGTGTGTATCAAGAACATATGGAGTTGGAACCTGGTGTTTATATATTTGTATTAGAATCAAAAAATAGAATTCGTTCAAATAAATTTACAATTGTAAAATAGGAGAGGACATGAAAGAATTACTAATTTTATTAGGAATATTAATTTTTTCAACACTAATGATGAGAGGTTTGGCTAAATTGTCAGAATGGCAAGCCAAAAGAAAGTAAATGAAAGACACATTAATTTTTTTAGGAATTTTATTCTCAATACTACCAGCAATTTTTTATACACTAAAGTTGATAATTTGGTGGACTGAGAAAATGGAAAGCAAATGAGTAAAAATAATAAATTTTGGATACTACTTGGTTTAACGATTTTGATGTCGTTAAGTGGCCAACTATTTGGACAGGTAAATCGTATACTTGATATATCTCCGACTGCCTATGAAACTTCGGTTGGTAATCAATCATTGATATATAGAAATCCTGCTCGAAACTTTATGACAAGAAATGATTCATTATCCCAAGTGACATTTACGAGAATGAATTGGTTAGGACATATTGTTAGTGATATGACATATAATTATGTAGAGTATAATTGGAAAGACTTTGACTTTTCCTTTACATACAAAGATTATGGACAACAAAAACATACTGATGAGACTGGTGTAGTATTGAGAAATTTCAGTCCTAATTCTATGATATTATATGTCGGATGGGGTACGGGTTTAAATTATAATGGTACACCTATGAAAAATTCATTTGTTGGGTTTGGTGGTAAACTAATAAAACATGATTTATATTTAGAAAAAGGAACAGGTTTTTTGATGGATGTTGGTATACATCAAAGAAATATTGTGGATTTATTAGATTTAGATATCATGTTAAAGAATTGGGGTTTTGCACCAAGAATAGGAACGGTTACTACCGAAAGTCCTACAAGTGTACAGATAGGTGCATCAATCAAAAAGAAAAATTTGACATTGTACAACCAGTGGAATATCTACAAAGAATATTACACACACGGACAAGGTGTGAAATGGAAGTACAATAGTTTTTTAAATTTAAAGATGGGATATTTTAATGATGTAAAATATCAATTAAACTATCCGACTTTAGGAATTGACTTGAAGTATTCAAATTACATACTTCATTTGGGTTACATTGGGGGTAGTGAAAATCTACCATTAAGAAATACTTTATTAACATCAATTAATGTGGAGTTTTAATATGTGTGAATGTACAAATTGTAGTTGTGACAAGTGTGAATGCACTTGTTGTGATTGTTAGGAGAAAAAAATGGCTAAAGATATAGAGCAAGCCATTGAAGAAGTTAAAGGAAAAGGATTCAAAGTATCGATTAATAATATTATCGCTATTGTTACTTTTCTTTCTACCGTCATCGCTGGTTGGTATAGTTTTACTGGTCGTATTGATGGGTTGGAAGAAGTAGTACAAGGATTCGCTGACGCTTCTGATGTAGAAATGGTAGCAGAAAAATTCAATAAGTATGATGAAGATTTTAAATATCTTCGTGAGAAAGTTGATGGATTGAAGACACCAAAAGTAAAATCTTACGATGGTGATATTATTAAA